ATCAGGGACCGCAAGAACCACTTAGCGATAAGAGGATATACTGTTTCGGCTATTTTGTCTAGAGCCTTGAAAACCTCAACGAAAACAGTAGCAAATGCTGAGGAAATCCACGGGGCTGCGTCTATAATGGCCTTTGACAGAGCGATCATTATCATAGTTCCTATGGTGACAATCATCGGAAGTACCCTAGCCACAGTTGTGACAAGCATTACAAAAATTCCGACAATAGCTTCTCCAAATTTAGGAATGTTTTTGATGAATGTATCTATCATTCGTGTACCGCCATCAGTCAGCATGACTAAAGCTTCTGCCAGGGATCTAACTCCAATACCAACAAACATCACACCAGCGCCAAACATCATAAAAGAGGCACTAGCAGCTGCTAGTATTCCTACAATAGCGATAACGGCAGCTATTACCGGAGGGAAGGCAGTTGCCAAAGCACCAAGGCCAGCTAAGGCTAGGATAAGTACTCCTAACGCTATTCCGCCATAAGTTACGGCTTTAAAATCAACGTTCTTGAATAATGCCAATGATAATGCAAACACAGCAAGACCAGCAGACAATACTGCTAGACCAGCCACATTAGCAAGAACGGTAGGCTTTATCAAGGAAACAGCACCGTACAAAACAACAATGCCTGCAGCAATAGCCCCAGACGCCAATATAACTTTCTGCGCGTCTATCTTAGCTAAGAGCAGGAAAGCCAAACCCAATCCGCCGATTGCCACTGCTGATAGAGCCAATTTAGCTATTGCAAGAGCCGATATTCTACCGCCAGTGAAACTAGCGAAATATACAGCACCTAGCATTACCAAAACATTGGTCAAACCAGTAGCTATGGTTGCGAAATCTATTGATCCGAGATACTTGAACGCCAGTGCTAACACGACGAGACTAGCGGCTATTCCGGTTATAGATACACCGAGAATTAACATCTGTGGACCGATACCTTTTGCTTTAGACAGAAGGCCTACCATAAGAAGTAAACCACCAACAGCAAGAGCAGCTCTTCCCATGGTATCAAGTTTTATATCTGAAAACATGGATATGGCTTTTGCAAGAACGGTAAGAGACGCAGCCATGGCTAAGAGTCCAAGACCGCTAGTAAGCGACATTCCGCCGAGCTTACTGTCAACAATCATAAATATTTGCAGTGCACCTAGAATACCTAGTAAAGCACCGAATCCTTTTATAATCTGTTTTACAGGAAGTTCACCGAGTTTTCCAAGCGAAATAGCCATAAGCCCAACAGCTACAGCCAGTGCGATAAGAACTGGAGGCAACAGGGCTAATTTCAGCGAACTGCCAGCCATATTCATCAGTGTGTTAGGTCCGTTCAGAATTGCGTTAAGAGCCAATAAGGACGCAGACAGTCCGAAGAAAATAGTCGTTAATGCTTTGAGTCCTTTGTCTATGCCCTCTTGCGGTAGAGTTGCTAGCATAAATATTGATGCTGACAGAATGCCTATGGCCATTGCTATGGACAACAATGTGTCCGCATCATTGGAATTAGCAAACTGTTGCAACGCAGTTCCGATATACCCAATTGTTTTGCCAAAGCCCATACCTATTTTTAGAAATATTTCAGCAGCGAAACCGAAGCGCTGTATGACTTGAGTTATAGTCTTTAGCGTAAGGAACTTTGTTAGTATGCCCAGTACATCTTTGAGTTTATCCCATGTAAAATTAGTGGCCAAATCTTTCATTGCTAAGCCGAATGCTTTGGCAAAGTTGCCTACTAACTCTATTATATAAGTAATAACGGGTTCAAAGAATTTGTACACTTCTTTAGCGAAACCGATAATACCCAACACAAATTTGTTAAGTGTTTCCAGGGCACTGGTCATGTTAAATGAATTGAAAAACGTTGAAAATGATTTCTGGGCATCGGACAAGAACTTTGATAAAAATGCTGGATCTTTAACTCCAAACCTCAAAGTAATTGCGTCAAATACTTCTTTCATCTTCTTGACAGCGCCTAACTTTCCGACTTCGTCAAGGAATTTCTTTATCTTGTCAACAAATACTCTAAAACTGTCTCCCCATTCCGTTATCTTTTTGTAGAACAGGTCGCCTTTAACAATTTCATTACGTAATTTTGTTATGAAATCAGCAAACCCTACAACCGCGTCAGTCCATGTATTTTTAAAGTTTAGCATAGGCTTGATGAGTTTAAATAGATACCGACCAAGAGCGCTAAAGAACTGCAACGGAATGTCAATAGCAGCTGCAAATCCACGAATAATACGCCCAATATTATCTAGGCCCTTCTGTGTAGGAATAAGAAGATCTACTAACTTGCCTAATGATTTGGTGCCATCTGCAAGCATTTTACCAGTAATTGGCGGAAATATTTGGTTAAGAGCACCCCCGACAACCAACAATAATTTGTTGTATGTCTGGAGAAGTTTGTCAATACTTTCTACGACTACATCTCTTCCGCCAAACTTAACCCAATCTTCGGCGAGTTTGTTACGATTAGCTGCACCACGTTCGATGATTTTCAGTAGGTTATCAGAGATCATTGTGAACAGCTCTTTACCCTGTTCAAAATCACCGATAACCAATCGGAATGTCCTGGCCCAACCAGATCCTACAGCTTCAGACAAAGAGGTCACTAATTTTTCGTAGCTTACGACTTTTGTTGCTGCATCTGTTGCGGTCTTTCCAAGTTCCATAATGCGCTTGATTTCATCTTCGGTGTATTTCATCGCTCGCAGTTCATCTTCGCTTACTTCACCAGCAAACTTAGCCAGGGTATGCATGATAACTTTTTGGTCTGCCCAACCAGCTTCAAGGCTATATTGGAATGACCCGTACGCTGCGATGATGTCGTCAACAGCGATACCCATGCCTCTGGCGGATGAAATTAATTCATCTTCAAGTGCCTTTGTTCCGAGACCCGAGTACATTAACGAGCGCCATTGATATAGCATCATATAGCCCATGTTAAGTGAGTTCGAGAACTGGTACATACCACTAGCCGCAGCTTCAGCACCAGCACCAGCATATGCGGCCATATTGGCGACGCCCTTGATGGCTCGAATACTGCTTTCAAGATTAATACCTGCCGAAGTAAACGCACCCACAGCCTGTGTCATATTACTAAAGTTGTAGATGGTCTTGTCGGCGTAATCATTTAGGATATCTAGGCCTTTGTTGACATCAGCGAGTGTTGTCCCGAATCTGCTTGACGTATTTGATAAAATAGTCTGAGTTGAATTAATTTGTATGTTTAACTCTTGAAAACCATTTATCGCATCGCCTAGTATCTTGTCAACAACAAACTGTTGCACAAAATTTGTTACAGCATTTGTCAGATTATTTATAACTGACATGCCGATTATACCCATTGTGCTAAAACGTGCTTCGACACTCGACAGACCTTGTTCCATGTTAGAAAAATTCATGGTATTAACGCCTGTCGATATGCCATCGATAGAATTCTGAAGTTGAGTTAAATATTCTCGTTTCTCAACTTTTTCAAGGGCCGCAATAAGTTTGTCCATTCCCTTGTCAAATTCAGTAGTATCTATCTTATATGAAAGGACTTCAGTATTATCTGATTTATTATTGCTCACAGCATCTCCTTTCTGATCTCATCTTTTAGAGATCTAATAATAGGATCCAGTATTCTTCTTACAAAATCATCGCCAGCAATATGATGCCTGCCGCGAGTGTATCCGTACATAAGAAGTTTTGGTATAGGAACACCGTATATTGTTACTTCACCGTTGTGAAACGACAGAGTTAGATCCTTGTCAACATGGTACGACCAACTGTTAGCCGTACTACCAGTTTCAGTAGGCGTGCCTTCTTTTAGGGCGTTAACACCTATTTCACCATAGCGATTCAGGATCAAAAAAAGTTTATCTTTGTTTAAACGGCGTTCTCTTAACCGAGATGCTAACCCAGGTTTCTCTCTCATTTTAGGCCAGCTTGCTTTAATCTAGCAGCATTCAGCTCGCTTCGAGCCTTATTCTGAGCTGCTGTTGGTTTAAACGGCTTATCTTTGTTCGATTGTTCTTCTCTTTTTAGTGACATTAAATCTATAAATGTTAATAAACGATTTATATGCCAGCGTTCGAACTCTATGGGTATTCCCAGTTCGACCATGTAATAGTATATCAGCTCGTTCGTTACAGCCTTCTCTTCAGAAGGTTTCTTTGCGCCTAATCTGACAACTACTGTTGCAGTCTCTTTAGATTTCATATACGCAGAGATTCTTTCAGCATCTTCGTAACTAAGCCTGACTATTATCTCAGGAGCTGTTAACTTTGTTGGGCTTATGACCATGCATCGTCCCACATAATCTAGCTGCTGCTCTCTGGTTAAAGTATTTGTTAGGAAGGCCCGTTGCCAACGAGCCTCCCATAACGCGACAGAGACCAGCGAATGCTCAAATGTGATTTCTTCAGGCTCGCCCATTTGGACAAATTGCCCTTTTGCATCGTCATATGTTTCGATACTGTTTAAAACAGCAACGATAGGCATTCGCACCTCGATGATTACGATTTAGCGCTTGTTGTGAAGTTCTCACGAACAGATTCGGGTAAAACTTTGGCAAAGAAAGAGACGAGAGACTCCTCGCTTTCAAGAACCTTCTGCACAACTGCATGGCAGGCCAGACCCCTGGTGAATTTAAGGGTCTCTTCCGGGATATGGAAGAATTCATTCCCGACACGAGTACCATGAGCATGAATGATAACCGATTTGATGAAAACGGCCATTTCAGCCTGGACGGCTACCTTTTCTTCCTGGGTTTCAGCAGCCGCAGAACGGTCTACCAGATCTTTCAGCCGTGACGGTTTGAAGAAGTCAGGCTTTTCAGCAATAATGTCAGCGAAGTCTGTTTCGCTGAGGTTGAAGTAGTGCGTCGCTTCAACTGTGGAGTTGTCGACGCCTTCATATGTGACTGTTACTTTCTGCATGGTTTTTCCTTTTTGAAATATGATATAGCAGGGAGCATACCTAAGTACACCCCCTGCTAAATGTAATAACTGATTCAGTTTAGACTGCGTCTAAGATTTCTTTGATCTCAGTCGGCAACGGAATACGAGCCTTGACAGCTGGCGCCACAGGATCTGGAGCTACCGTAGCGGCTTCGCCGTACAGAATGTCCAGGAGAGCGGTCATCTTCGGGGCTGAAACAATCGTCGAGTCAACAACGATATGGGAAGACGGTTTCGAGTTGGGAACATCCACCTTGGTCGTGGTAAGCGTCCAGGAGAACTGCATGATGTCCGGGGTCTCGCCGGTCGACTGAAAACTCTGCTGTGACGGGGAGGCCTTGCAGCCGTACACAAAGTGATACTCGTAACCAAGTTCGCCAGCGGCTTCGTCACCCTTCTTGGTACGATATGCCAGGGCAAACAGCTTGCGTTCCTGCTGCGTCGCGTACATGCCGTCAGTGGGGGACGTGGTCCCGTCACACTCTTCGAATTCGGGCGGATACATGAACGCATTGAGCGTCAGGCCGAGTTCTTCATCGGAGTAAAGCGTGATGTACTTCCGGTTGTCAGCATAGCGGGGATTGGCATCGCCACCAGTGGGGGTGTGATCAACGGACACAATACCGTTCCAGGGAACACCGTCGCCATATTTCTTGCCGACTGAGTCCCAGGGAAAGAGAACCATGTTGTCAACGCCCTGCTTGTACTGATGGTCGCCAGCTTCGTGCCATTTCAATAACTGTGCCATTGTTGCTCCTTGTATTTCAAATGGTAGTGCGGAAAATATATGTGAACTGGGCTGCCCCAGTAGGATACGACGTCACATAAGTGAACTTTGGATTTTTCATAAGGGCTAATACGAACGGTTCTTCTTGCGTAGTAACAATAATTCTCACAGTATACCGCTCAAATTGTACGAAGAAATGGTTATCTGCGACCTTATTAGTAAAGCCCTCAAATACGTAGATACAGGCTGGGTATTGAAGTTCGATGTTATTGGGAGGCTGAAAGTAGATGTGAACTGTCGAGCCTAATAACTCTCTGAGACTTGCGTCAAATAACAAACGTTTATGCATACCGATCACCCATGTTCAGAATGATTTTCTGCCCCTGCACCTCTATACTTGAGATAGTCCATTTTTCGTTCATATAAGTAGCGTACCTAAGTGACGCTATTTTTTCCCTTAGATCTTTACCGGGAATCACGGAGATTGCCATCCGGACGTAAACATCTGGATTAGGAACGTTCCTTGCGGTAACTCCCCGTGACTCCCTTAAAATTTCACCTTTGTAAGCGACTTCTGTGACAGGCTCAGTGTACACGCCCGTCGCCGTCTCAACGGCCGGGGCTACGAACCCGAGTTTACCTGCCCACCGAGCCATTTTTAGGCCTCGGTGTCGTCAATGTCGGTCGGAAGAGCAGGCTCAGCAGTGGTTGTCCAATCAGCCTTTTCGATGATCAAAGCAGACTTGGGCAGAACCAAACCGCCAGAGCGGCGAGTTTCCATCAACATCTTGTGCAAGTTGTAGTCGATGTCGAAATCGGTGAAGGTCTGCATGCCACCGGCAGGATTGTTGCCGAAGGTGTAGTCCACCGGATTCAGAACGATGCCAACCAGGCCGTAGTCGACCGTGGCTTCAGTGCGGATCAAACCTTCCATTTGCGGAACTTCGGCAATGGCGGAAACGCGCATCTGAGCCATCAGTTCATCTTCGGTAGCGAAGTAGCGTGTGCCCGTGGTGGGTTCGCGCAGGGTGATGATGGTAGCCAGGAATTCTGGGGTGGTGAAGAAGGTGGGCATGCCCGAACCGCGGTAGAACCGACGAGCCAGAGCGACTGCATCAATCATCTTCAGAACTTCCGCGGCGGTCATACCACCAACGGTAGCGGGAAGGGAGATCCGATGAGCGAAGAAGTCATGATCCTTGTAAACAGGACGGATCGCATCTTCTTTAACTTTGTCGGGGCTGAGGGCGCTGCGGCCATCGCCAAGAAGACCGGCGACAGCGAGTTCTTCAAAGATGGACTGTTCCATCACGCGCCACATGAAATCGACCACAGCGAAATCGGTGATGTCGATGACATCGTCATTCGCGATAGCCTGCTTGGCGTACACGGTTGTCGGGCGAGATTCCCGTTTGAGCAGTTCAATGACCTGTTCGATCTTGAGGCCGCCCTTGGTATACCCACGAGCGCGGGCAGCAGAAGCGGTGATGTCAGCATACAGGGTGCGGACGGTTGTGAACGGGCTCTTGAAGGACTTGCCGTAGAATTCGTTCACCCAGGCCTGTTGGCGCTGAATAACGACCGGGTCAGAGGGCTGATTAACCGGCTGGGGGAAGAGCATCTTAATCGGATTGAACCCGAAAGTTTCAGCATGCGCCAGGAAGGATTTCTTCAGGGAGCCATACTTGGACACGCCTTCCAAAATCGCGGTGTATTGGTCGTGCTTGAGGACGTTCGGATTTTCTTTCTGGGTGGTGGTCTGGTCGAAGATACGCATGTTACTTTTGTCTCCTGCCTTATCTGAATGTGTCAGCTCAAGGGCGGCTGCGCCAATGGCTGCTTTGATTAGCGCGAGTTCAGCTTCCGAAACATTCTTGAAGAACTCGGCGTTCGATGTCTGAGCCTCTTTCACAGAGATTGCGCCAGATTTGATGTTATCGATTATTTGTTTAGCAGTGTCCGAAAGGACAACAGCTGGTTCTTGAGCCGCTTCGGGTTCAACGGCTTTTGTTTCTTCTGCAACCGGTGCAACTGGTGCAGCTGGTTGGTCTGCAGGCGCAGGATCCGGGGTGGTATCATCATGGTACATTTCCAGCCCAGCGTTCTCATCTTCAACCCACCCTATGATAGCTTCTGAACCAGGTTCAGCATCGCCATGCATAAAAGCAGTGTCGTCGATATGAGCACCACTGTTCGCGCCCAACATAACAGCGCTGGCTTCAATAATCTGGCCATGAGTAACACGGTTTCCCTTTTCGACCAAGCGATTGGCGAAAATTGATAACCCAGTGATGTCGCCGTGCTCTACGGTTTCACGTAAAGCCAGGGCCCGAGGAGTCTTATTGAGACTGAAATCTGCGTAGACGCCATCTTCGCGGTGATGGAGCGTAGCGTTACCCACGATATTTTCAGGGGTATCGGTCAAATGTTGCCATACAAACGGAACGCGTTTTCCGTCCATGTGCTTAAATGCCCCTGAGGCAATCGTACGCCCATCAGAACATTCAACGTTATATCGGGTTACGTAACCCCCGAAGTCGATCTTGTTATTAGGCTTTGCCATTTACTTTTGTACCTCCGTAACTGGTGGATTTGTTTCATCGGTGCCTGTTGGAGCTGTTGGAGCTAAGTCCGTAACTGGCATATTACGATTGCGGACAATATCGGAATCTGGATTTCCGGTCGGACGCAGACCTAAACGAGTTCGAATTTCGGTTGGCGATACGATCTCATTACGAGTTAGTCCATCAGCATACCCCATCAGTTCCATAGGGCTTACTAATTCGAATAGATCTCGTTCAGCCACCACTCGTTCTCGAGTCCACTGTTGTATATCTGTTCTGCCAGATTCTGAATACAGGCGATCTTTCTTCGGTATAAATGTTCTGGTTATGGCTTCGGTTATCGCTCTCGTTACTGGATTTATTGTTCGCGAGTAATAGTTTCGGATCTCGTCTAATGACGCAGCTCCGATCATGAACGTTTCAGTTATGCCGAGCTGATTATGAAGTCGCGTTGTCAATTCTGCGATCTCGCCCATTAAATTACCACCGATAGTGCGATTCAGTTGAACCACTTTTTCTGTAGCTTCAGTATAGGCAATACCCAGATCTGACTTGCTAAGTTGTTCTTCCAACTCCTGCATGCGTTTGTCAACAAGTTCTTTTCTTGTTTCTGTTTTGATTGCATACGGAAGTTGAATAATCATATCCAACTTACCAGAATTATTTTTTCTGTCAGAAGTATCTAACAAATTAATTTTATCAAGTAACCGCTTAAGCGTTGCATTATTTGATCCCATTACATCGCGTAACGGATTCTCTATAAGTGCAACCATATTTTTCTTAAGAGTCACGTGTTGTGTTAAACCCGTTTCGTCGTTATACAAGTCAAGTACGACAGTTTCAGTGTTTTCCTGTACAAGATTAGCTAGCCTTATCGAAACAACTTTTTTAAACGAACCGTCTTCGGCTAGTTCAAATTCGATAGGAACCACAGCTGTGATTCCGTTTTGCATCAACCTGATAACTAAATTCTGAAAGAACGGGAATGCCGTTTGATCGAAATTCGGTTCATCAGAAAGGCAGAACGATAGTGGAGTCGGCAGCGAAGCGAGTACGGTCTGATTTTGATCGACTAGCGCATGCGAGAACTTCTGCGATGCAACATCCACGGCAATTCTTGTGTAGATGGGCATCAGATAAGCCTCGGGGCTTGATCCTACTATGAACGACGAAGTAGAGGATGTTCTACTGAATTTAACATTGACCATGATGTTATTGAAAATACTACGGGCATAGTCAAAAACGTTAATCACTCTGCTTTTTAAACTCATCTTCCCTCTTTCTACACAAAGGATTCGGGATATGTTTGACGTGCTATCCACGCGTCAACTAATGCGGCAACAACATCAATTTTGTGTTCTCCACGTTTCTTGTAGAGGCGCTGATTTCCGAGTGTGTCTTTGAGAACCATCGCGTTGCCCATCGTATATGTTACTATTTTTTGCCAAAACACAATTCGTCGTTCTTCCATTAAATGTTTTATATCACCGAGAGGAACTGACAAAACTTTGAATGTTTGCGGAACTTTTAGGACTGAATGTTCGGAATGTTCTGCAATGTATTGCTTGACAAATGCAGATGCATTATACGGATCGTATCCGAATGCTCCGAAATCAAATTGGTATCGCGTAGCAAAATCATCAAACTGTTCGTACAGTTTCTCTGGATCTATTGTGGTCCCTTCCAAAACAATTAGACTTCCCTCACCGATAAACTCATCATATTTGTTACGCAGAGAGGGCGGCAACTTTTGCAGGGTTCTTTCCGTGATGAATGATAGCGAAGTGAAAGCGTATAGATCTGTACCTATATCGGTAAGAAACCCGAAAGAACAGAAGTCATCACCCATCGACATATCTGCGCCCAGGGAAACAAGAGTTTTCCGCATAATCATTGGGGCGTGTGGTTGTGTTTCATCGTATGTGAAGAAATACGTGAAACCTTCCATTGGAAGTCCAAATCGTTTAGCTAAAATATCATTTCTAGCATGGGGAACTTGCTCGGCACGTGCGACGTCTTCAGCAAATGTTTGATATGGTACAGTCAAACCAATATTAGGCGCGGCTTTAGGCCACATAGCCGGATCTCCGACCTCACTTACGTCATCTAGTTTGTAGTGAAAGATCGAAACATGAGGGGCGTCGTATTCCCCCGAAAGGATCCTGTGCAATTCTAGTTTGATGTCATCGCCCGAGCCATTACGAAAAGTTCCTTCTGATGAAACAGCGATGATTATGTAATCGGGAAGTTTTGATGCCCCCTGTTCTAGCGCTGTTATGACGTCCTCTCTGTTGTCGACCGATAACCATTCGTCAACTGTTGACAAAAACGGTCTGAGTCCTTGTAATTTTGTAACGGACATCGGACGAATCTCTAATAGAGATCCAGTCGGAGTAAATTCAATGCCGCGCTTACTGGAAAACAGTTTTGGTTTGAATTGGTCAGAGCCTCTGTTGTTTGCCTTGACGCCTTGCGTAAGAAAACTAAAGTAAGGCCCTGGATGACGCGTTATAGCTGTCCGAAATGGTATTAATACCTCTTCGGCTTGTTTCATTGTCGGCGCAACAGTGACACAATGTATAGTTTTTGTGCTAAGCGAGAGAAAATACGCCTGCATAGTTTCTTCGTACATCGTTTTTGCTGTTCCGCGGGCTACAATTAGATATTGTTTTTTGGTTAAACGTCTGCGAATCCGTTTACGTTCATATCGTATTCGTCCGTTTTCACGAACAATGACCGTTTTTTCTTCGTAGATGTACCAACCAAGGAGCTGTTCAGCCCATAATTTAAATGTAGGTAACACGGTAAAGGGAGTTCCGTCTGTCTTTGTCAACTCGGACTCACAAAAGTCGATGTAACCTTCGGTTGGTTCCGGATCGTAGTAGACGTTCGGATCAGCAATCAACTTGTCAATGCGTTGCATCTCCATATCTATTTCCATGCATATGGGAATTTCGCCTCTCACAACTTGATCGCGGAATTCTTTGTAGTATTTTGGTACTGCCCTATTATCCATGTTACCCACATTCCTCTACCGCTTACCCCAGCGGCGGATTTTGATTTTTGCTCTTAGTGGACTGCGGAATTTTGCCATGCCTCGGCGGGCTATTTTCAGCCGGACGACACGCTTAGCGTGAAATGCCACAGTTGATGCTGC